GGATCGCGCCACCGGCCTCGCCGACAACGTGCGAGACTGCCTCAGCTACAGTCATGCCGTCCGTATTGTCCTCGTGCAGGCCGAGCGTTTCGCCATTGCTGCAAACCACGAATGTCAGCCCGTACTCAGGATGTTCGGGCAGCGCGTGAATCTGGCCACCGTAGCCGTGCTTGTAACTGTCCATCACAATCTCCTTGCCCGCGCTCGGCGGGGGTGGGGTTGTTCTAGTTGCCCTCGGCGGTCGATGCGTATTTGTACGCCGCGGCCACAGAGCGAAAAAGCGGATCGGGTCGGATTCCACCATCCCACGACGCGGCCATGACGGCCTCCTGCGCTGATCGGCCAGAACCGTATCCAGTTCCAACTGAGCCGCACTCCCACCGTCCGCCGTCGTAAGGCGGCTTATAGTAGTACGCGACTGCAAACCGCGAACCGTAGCGCACAATTCTGTGCGTGTTCAGTTTGGCATTAGCATAAGCGAGTTTCATGTCCTTCTCCTTGCCCTCGCGGGCGGTTAGTCGTTGTCCCTGCCAGCCACGCGCCGGCCCATACACGCGCCCCCGGTCGCCCAGGGGCGGGAGTGCGGGTCGCTAGTCCTCAAGTTTTTTCAGTGCCGCGCGCAGATCGGCCGGCCATGTGTCATCCGGCTCATACTGGTTGTCAATCATCCAACGGGCCGCCTGCTCGACCGAGACGGGTTCGGCGCTCGGCTGGCTCCCTTCCCACACCGTGCGGACGCCGCGGTGATGGGTCTCCAGATACCACAGCCCGCGCCGTGTGCGGTAGAGGGTCTGGCGAGCGTATTTCCCGGCCACCCGCGACACGAGGTTGGAGCCATCCCAATACGACGAGTCGTCGCAGTGCCAGGTCGCTGACTCAGTGTTGACTATAGAGCCGCTACTCAAGACATATCGAGACATGTTCCGATCTCCTGCGGCTAAGCCGCATTTGAGTATGAGTAAGAAACACTCCTGAGCCACGTCGGCCCAGGCCCTCGCGCCCCGGCGGCTCGCCAGGCCAGGGCGCGGTGGCGCGGGTCGCTCCCAGCGGAGGCGGGGCGGCCGGTACCGAGCTGGCGCCCGGTGGCCACCCCGCCCCAGAGGATGTCTAGCATGGTGCCATTAGCCATGCCTGCCGCGCGGCGTAGCGCTCGGGGTCTATAGCTCGCGCGAGTTCGTCCGGCAGCGCGTGGTCTTCGGACGCGAAGACGGCGTACGCTTGTAACTCGGCGCGTTCGTCCGGCAGCATGCGGCCGACGATTACGCCGACGCTCGCGCATTCGGCGGAGTGCCGCGCTGGCAGATGACTCGTATAGGTCGCTACGTCGTCCGCCTTGTCGAACTCGTCAAAGATGAACCAGCCTGCGGCGGTCAGCCGGGCGCGTACATCGGCCGTGTGGGGCGCGCGTCCAATCGCCCAGGAAATGACCGCACTCTGTGCCGTTGCGGCGCGCCGCAACCGCCAAATCAGTATCATGCTACCGTCCTCGCCGGTTGGCAGAGGCGGCACGGCGTACAGGAGTTGGGCGTCAGGCCATACCGCCCCGAGATTGATCACGTGACTGTCGTACATGATTACCTCCTGATCTCGCGCGCGGCTGCCTCCAGCACCCAATCACAGCGAGTGCGTACGCTAGGGGCGATATGGTACGCCGGCTCATGCAGCGCTACGACTGCCACGCCCGCGTCACGCGCCGCCGCCTCGGCGGTACGTCGCTCGGCGGCCAGTAGCTGACCTTCGCGCTCGATGACGGCCCACCAGGTCGTGTACCGGCACGACTCGCGCGCTACGCCTGGCACGTAGGCGTCCACACGAGACATTGGTGTAATCTCCATGATTTGCTCCTCTTGGTTGGATCCGCTCCCGCCTGTTCCGACCGGCGGGCCGCCGCCGAGGCCTCGCGCCTCGACACCTATAGTATGCCAGCGCTGACCTCCAAAGGCAATTATAATGTGCGGCCTTATTTATACTCCCGGCTCCAGCCGCAGCCCAAAATAGCGGACACTGCCGGCCGATGGCGCCTCGCAGGCCTCGCTTATGCGCACGCCATGCTGCCGGGCCTGATCGAGCAGATACGGCAAGGCGTATCGATAAGCCTTCGCCAGCAGCATCGCCGGAGGTTTCACCGTAAACGTTAACCCCAAGATACTGCGGATCGCGGCCGGAGCCCCGCCGTACCACACGTTGCCCCAAGTTAGAAACACAGTAGTCGGCTTGCGGACGTGCGGCAGCATCGCCGCCCAATGCTCCCAGGGCGAGCCATATGTGTCGATGTCGATGACGTCAAACGTCCAGCCCGGTTGCTGCAAGATGCGGACGCTGTCGATTCTGAGCCGACCACGCCGCGGCTTTACGTCAACGCCCCAGTATTGCACATCGAACTCTTGCGCAAGAGTACGCCAGATAACACTAGAGCCCGCGCAGGCATCAAACACCAATGGGCGCGTGCCGGCGTGGTACGCGCGCAAAAAATGCCGCCGCAATGCGAGCTTGGACGGCAATGCGCTATTGTCTGTCTTTACTCCACTACCGCTGGTCATGGCACCACCGGGTCACGACTGGCTTCTAACCTCCGAGCTGTTGGCAGTCAGCTCGCACAATATGCCGGGCACCTCGGCGATCTTGTCGATCTGCTCGGCGATCTCGCCATACCGCACGGTGGGGATGCCGATCAATACCCAGGTCATCACCGGCGGCGGCCGCACCGATATCGCACGCAGCTTGATCGGCGCGCTCTGTAGGAGGAGGTCGATCTCAGTTGCTTCAAAACCGGTCAGCGTCTCGTCGATTGACTGATCCCGCCGTAGATCGAGCAGCAGCGCCGCTAGGGCCGGCTGGTCCCACTCGCCGTGCACGCCGTTCAGCGCGACGTTGAGCACCTTCTCCTCTGCGGGCGACAGATCAACTACGCTGACGTCCACCTCATTGACCGTACCCTCATCGATCAGGACGTTGAGCCGCTGATGACCGCCGACCAGATGGCCGGTACGCTTATTCCAGATGAGCGGATCGACATATCCGAATGTTTGCATGCTGCGCCGCAGCCGCTCATAAGCGGCTTCGCCCGGGCGCAGCTTGCGGCGCGGATTGTACGGCCCGGGCTGCAACTGGCTCAGCGGCATCCGGCGGATCTCGAGGCCCGCGACCGTCGCGGGGATCGCGCCGGGCTGTGTCTTACGTTTGGCCACTATCACCCTCCTGTGCCCATTGCAGACCCGCGGGCGGAGTCCAGTGCCACATTCCCCGCTGGCCGGTATGCGCGATCGGTTCGGCCAGGCGGCGCGCGCCGCGCATGAACCAGGCATAGCGCCCGCAGCGGTAGTCACCCAGCAGACATTCTCGCAGATCCGGCATCAGAAACGCTGGCCCAATGCGTTGGACGAAATACAACTCCACCCGCCCGAGGATCGCCCCGCGCGGCAGCTCATGCAGCCCGTGGTAGCCGTGCTGGGCCAGCAGCTCACGTATGGGCGACTCATGCATTAGTGCTTTGCAATCGCGTGGCTCGCTGCCGGCTGCGTGGATCCACAGCCGGCCGCGGAAGCCGGTCATCCAGGAGCGTGTTTCGATCCGCTTGAGTCCGAGTACCATCAGCAGCGCGAACGGCTGCCAGAGCGTAATCACTGTTTCGGCCACCATGCCCGTCCCTCATCACACTCGCGCGCCCGCGCCTGTTCCGCCGTACCGCCGTCCCAGCGGTCCGAAGCCGATCACCAGCTCGCCAGGCCGCAAATGCCGGGCCAGCTCGCCCTCGAGGTAGTGCCGTAGCTCCGCCAGCAGCTTATCTGGCAGTGCCGGCGGATCGCCGGCGCCGAGCCGGACCGCGAGCGTGAGCGTGATCGTGCGCGAGGTCATTCGCCTGCCAAACGCTCCCGCCCACTCCTGATTCCCGCGAGCAGCCAACGCACCACGTCCGCGGGCGACTGCACTAATCGATCCGTGTTCGGCAGTGCCCGGCCCCTCAGTGCCTCGAGCACCCGGTCCATGGTCAGCGCCTCGGCCGGAGTCATGTGCATATCTATACGCCGGGTGGCGTAGCCCGGCGGCTCGCCGTCCTGGTATGGCACCTCCAGACAGATGAGTTCGGATGCAGTGCGAAGCCCGTTTTCGTCCTTCGTCCTAACGCGTCGGTACCGGCTCATTTCGGCGTCCTTTCCGTGTTGATCCACAATATCTCGCGTACCAGCTTGGTCCAGTATGCTCGCCGCCCCTCGCCGTAGCGGCGGTAGTGGCGGATCCCGTTGGGCGTCGAATAGGCGTACTCCATGCCGGTACGCCCATGCTCGCAGAACGGCGAGCACCGTAGTTCACGCCAATTGGCCGGCGGTTTGCAACACCGCTGCCAGCCTAGCCCGCCCAGTCTCACTTAACGCTCCGTAATCAAAAATGGCCGGCCGTCGGGCATCCGCAGCGTGCGCGGTGGCGGAGGCGCGACAGGCGCGGCCAGTGCCGCCGCATCCGGCACGAGCCGCGCGCCGCAAAAGTGACCCGCGGCCGCGGCGTTATACGCACAGTCCAGCCAGTGGTTCTGCCGTCGCACCCGGTCCCATGTCACGGCCAGCCCCTTGCCGGCGACGAACCGCTCGCGCCGCACCTCAGCCGTCAAATGATGACTCAGCTTGATGTGCTCATCGGGCATCGCCTGAAACAGGGTCAGCGCGCCGGCCTGCCCCAGCGGAGTACTCAGCCGCTGATGGATCCACTCCTTCCAATAGTCGGCATTAACCTCAACCCTAACGACAAACTCATCCTTTAGTCTGACAAAATGATATTCCTCGCCGATCCGCAGCACAGTGGTGCCAGTGGAGCGCGGCCGCATATAAGGCCGCGTGCGCTGCTGGCCGGCACCAAACCCGAGCGTCGGGCGGAAACACTCCCGGTTAAGCGCCGGCAGCCGGCGTGATTCGCGGCAGAACGCCAACACGGCCGGCGCCTGGTACCGGCTGTCTACCCAGACCTGGTCGGGGATGCGTGGCCCGCGCGCCGAGGCCCAGCCGTGCAGCACGACCCGATCGCGAAACTCACGCAGTGCCATGAGGACCGCAATACCGATATCCCGCTCGGACCGGTCCTCGCTGTGCACGTCCACGATCCCGTAGTCAAATACGTGGCCGGTCGCGTCCTCGCGCCACGCAATGCCCAGCCAATGCAGGGCCCATTTACCTACGTCTATCGCCATCGTGAGCCAGCGGGCCTCGTCGGGTATGTAGCCGCGCGGCGCGCTGTGCATGCGCGCGCCCACAATTTGGGGATCCAGCGGCGTGACGTCCACCTCCGGCCGCGGCGGCGGAGTCGCCCAGACGAACTGGCACTGCTCGCGATTAGCGGCCTCCTGGTCGGTGGCGCGGGCCGCGACCCACTCACCGGCCGCGAAGTCGCCGGCGCTTTTCAGAATGTTGTTGACCGCCGAGTATCGCAACGAAAAGCAGAACGTCTTCGGTAACGGGCCGATGATCCCCCAGTGCTCATCTAGCTGCCGGATCGGGTCGGCCAGTTCCGGCGGCTTGCCCTCATTGGACCGTCGCCACTCATCGAGCGGCACAATCTCCTGGCCGCGGTGCAGCAGTGCGTGCGCCTCTAGAGCGCGCCGGTTGGCCTGGTCGCGTGCGTCCTCGGTCCACGCTTGGCCGCAGGCCGGACAGCAGAAATGGGCCTGCTCGTAGGCGTCGACCTCGCTCGGCGCGTCCTGCCAGCCGCGCAGGTGCTCGCGTTCCGGCGTCACCCAATGGCCGCAATGCGGGCAGGGCAGGACGATCCGCGTGCATGTGCCGCGCTGATGCGTCTGCCAGGTGTAACCGGTGTCCCAACTGACCGTGCACTCGGAGTAGACCAGCGGCGGCCGACCGGTCCGCGCGGAGAATGCTTTGGTGCGGGCCTTGAGCTGCGCAACCTTGTTAGCCTCGCGGCTAGTTGTGCCGGCCTCGTCCATGCCATCGGCCTCGCTGATGACCAGCACGCGAGCCGTGAAGCCGGCGCGCTGTTTGTCCCGCCCGCCCCCAGTCATAAAGCGCAATGTCGCGCCATTGGCGAATTTGATCGCCACGAATTTGTCGCCGCCACGACTGCCCTGTCCCAACTTGGGAATCAGGTCCTTGTACCGCGTGCGCTCTATGGCCGGCAGGAGGACCTCGCGCCACTTGTCCGCAGCCATATTTTCGTCGGGCAGCCCGAAAATCACGTTCTCGCGCAACTCAAACAGGTGGTAGAGCACTGGGATCACCGAGCCGGTCAGAGTTTTCCCGCTCTGCGAGGGGCCGGTCATATTGATCTCGGTCCACCGGCCGCTGTCGACTGCATCCAGGAACAGGCCGGTGAAAGGTTGTCGTCTCGACCGGAAGCGCTCGTTAGCCGTGGGCCCGTCAGGGGGCAGCACGATCTCGTCCTCCGCCCACTGCCGACGCGTGCGATAGCGTGCGGCCCGGGCCTCACGGGCCAGGGCGCGCAGTTCACTGTGCAATGGATCAAGCGCGACCGCCATGGATTGGGCGGCCTGGTCGCGGAGGCCGATGTCCGACGTTCCCGGGGCTCTCATGGCGTACCCTACCGCGTCCTTACCCGTTGCCGGCCGCACGGACCGTAAGCGGCAGTTGTGCAAACGTCAGTTGGCACCCCCGGCACACCAGCTCGAGCGCTTGGTATTCGAGCGCTGCCTCGCGATGTCGATCGATCACCGCGGCGAAGCCGGTCACCGCCCAATCATCGGGCCGCAGGCGCAGCTTCGGCCGCCCGTCGGCGTGGGTCTCTATCTCTCCGGACTCGTCCCGCACCAGCACCAGGTGCGACAGCTTGTGATCCAGCAGCGCCTCGCGAGAAGGCGCCTGCAATGCCTTTTCCCAGCGAAAGGCGTCCACTTCCAATAGCGCGTCATACTTGCCGATCAGTCGATCGGCTGGTTTAGCCAGCCGGATCCGGCCCGCTACCGGATGCCCATGGCGCGTGAGCGCCGGCCCCTGCGGGATGCCTTGGGCGTCGTACTTGGGATGCACGAGCACAAACGCGATGTTGACTTTCGCCTCCAGTAGTTCGGGGTGGTGTTGCCTCGCAACGAGCGCAAGCAGCGCCATATCTTTAACGTTGGCCCTAGCGACAACCCTAGACATCGTCGTACTCCTCCGGCCCCCGCAGTAGATGCTGAGAGAGATTATATTGCGAATGCGCTGCGCCTCGCTGGATGCTGATCTGCCGCGCCCGCCAGGCCGCCCGGCTAACACTAGCCAGCCGAACCACCGCCGGCTCGCGCTGCCAAGAGGTCATGTATCGCCGTATCTCAGCGAGCGTCATGCTGTCCTCCATGCGTCATGTTCAGGTAGGCCGCATAGTCATCCGCCACGCCGCGGTCAAAGAACTCGCCATAGACTGGCCCGGCCCGACCGCGCACGGCAAAACGTTCACCTTCCGGTACCACGATCGCCTCGGAGAATTTCCGGCTCTCGGGCGCCATCGTCTTCGCCGCAAGCGGCTGGTCTGAACAATCTAGCGCGAATACCGGCATGCCCAACGCTCGTGCCAGGGCGACCTCAATACGCGCCCCCTCCGAATGCTGCCAGCCCGGTAGCGCCGCCAAGCGGTCGCAGTGATATAGCAGATGCCAAATGTCAATCTGCAAGCTCTTGCGAAGTTGATCCGGCCCAAATGGCTGATCGGGGCTGAACCCCTGCGCACGCGACATGTCTGCTGGATTGTAGACTACAAACCCCATGGCACGCAGCCGTTCTGCCGCCGCGTCAAATGCCGGGAAATTCCACTCAGGCAGGCCCCGCATGGGTCCCGTGAGGTATACTCGAATCCTGTGCTCCAAAGTGCTCCT